GAATACCAGTCTTATATCTAGACACAGAACTTACAAGTGATACTCAGCTACATAGGCTGTCAGCTTTGGTGTCTGGCGTAGACCTTGATAGTATAGAAACAGGTAAATTCAAACATACTCCACAGGAATCAGAAGCCCTATGGGGTTGTCAGAAACATATTGAAGGTCTACCTATAGATCATTTTTCAGTAGCAGGTTTAGCACCACATTCAATCATGTCCATAGCGCGTCGATGGTTGTCGAAGTCTGTTGGCTTCACAAACAGCGGTAGTGCAAAACCATGTCTTATAATCTATGATTATCTAAAACTGATGGACGACGGTGGGTTTAAGAATAACTTGCAAGAATATCAATTACTTGGTTTCTTAATCACATCATTACACAACTTTGCCGTCAAATTCAAACTACCCGTATTGGCTACAGTTCAGTTAAATAGAGACGGAGTAGAAAAAGAAGGTGCAGAAGTAGTTTCTGGATCAGATAGGATTGTTTGGTTGTGTTCAAACTTTACAATTCTAAAGAAGAAAATTCAGACAGAACTCAATGAAGACCCGCCATCCAATGGAACTAAAAAGCTTGTTGTAACAGATACAAGGTTTGGTTCTGGAATGGAAAGTGGTGAGTATATCAATGTTATAGACAAGCTAGAAATAGGAAGATTATCTGAAGGTAAGACGTTCTCGATGGTAACACAATCTGCTTTGGAGAATCAATCAAGTGGGTCGGCTTAATTCTCAGGACATTTCGTTTATCCAAGATAGGGCGTGTGAGCGAATTGCAGAAATTTTCGATGCACTAGGCGTCGAATACATTGAGAGACACGACTACATTCAGGCAGCATGTCCTGTCCACGAAGGGGATAATCAAAGAGGTATGTTTTGGGCTATGAGGTCTAATCACTGGCAATGCAAAACTAGAGGGTGTCATCACGATCCAATCACTGGTCCGTCAAATAGTGTATTTGGGTTAGTCCGTGGAACAATGAGTCGCAAGACACAAAAAGAGTGGAGCTTCATACAGGCTGTTAATTTTGTATCGCAAGCTTTGGGATTAGAATTGTGTAAATCTGACTACGCTACGGCTCAAGATATTGAGATAGCAAAGATAATCAAACAACATAGGAAAAAGCGAATAGAAGTTCATGGTCAAGGTGCTCCGCTGGCTACGATAGTTTCACAACTTAAAGCAGATCAGGTATATTATCCGAACAGGGGTGTATCACCAGAGATCATTGCCAAGTATCATATATCATTCTGTAACACAAAAGGTAAGCCTATGTATAAAAGGGCTTTCTTCCCGATTTTGGACGTTACAGGGCGTTATGTTGTCGGGTGGTCAGGCAGAAGTATCTATGATAAATGTCCAAAGTGCAATATGTATCATCATCCAAAACGATCATCATGTCCCGATCCAGAGTATGGTGGCGTGTATACTAAATGGAAACACTCAAAGGATTTCCGTGGAGAATTGTGTCTCTATAATATTTGGTATGCCAAACCATTCATAAGCAAGACCGGTACGGTTATACTGTGTGAAGGACCGGGTGATGTGTGGGCATATGAAGCTGCTGGAATAAGGAATAGTGTTGCCGTGTTGGGACTTAACATGTCTCGTCAACAGCGGTTGATGCTACAGAACGCAGGCGCATTAACAGTCGTCTGTACATTAGACAATGACGAAGCTGGTCAAAATGCTATGAAGAAACTAGAAAGAGATTTGACTCATTACTTTAGAGTCTTCTGTGTGACGCCGGATACAGCGAAAGATGTTGGTGATATGTTTGCATCAGATATCGCGGAGAAAATTGGTCCTATTTTGCAGCAGGCATCGAGAGCAGAAATGCTTTCTGATGGATACTCAGTGGAGAACGAAAATGGCAAAGCAGTTTAAGATTAAGGATTCTGGTGAACGACAGAGTTTTGATGGCGGTGCGGTTAGGGATACCGACGATGGAAAACCAAGGTTTGACCTTATCCCACCGCTGGCAGAGAAACGAACAGCACTACATTACGGTAGTGGTGCAAAAAAGTATGATGAATGGAATTGGTCTAGGGGAATGCCGTTCAGCCGATTCCTTGCGAGTATGAAGCGACACATCTCTGCATTTGAGCGCGGCGAGATTGACGAAGATCACTTGGCTGCGGTTGTATTCAACGCTAATTCTATTATGCACTTCCAGGAATGTGGAAGAGACGATCTTGACGATATAACCCCACGAGTAGAGGCGTGGTATAAGTATCGTGAACAAAAGGGTAATGATGATGCGTGTAGTTAAGTGCTCAGCTAGTGCAATTGGTTTATATAACCATTGTCCATTTTCGTATTTCATGCAATATATACTTGGTATGGAATCGCAAGCGGGCAAAGCGGCATTACAAGGAACGATTGTTCACCAGACCTTGGAATTGATGATTAAACTGTGCAAACGCGGGAAGACAAATGTTGATCCGATGTGGCTCTTGCATCGTGCATGGGATGAACATACAGCGGAGACACCAGAAGTAAGTATCCGCAAAGTGACTACTCGTATAGACAAGGATACAGGAGAATTCAAAGAAGCGGCAGATTTTAAGAAATGTAGAGTTGCATTAGAAGCAATTCTCAATGATCAATATTACAACCCATATAAGATCAAACCAATCGATTCTGAAAGATGGTTTGCTCTTGAAATGCCTGGGGAAGAGTGGCGGTGTTTAAGTGAAGAAGGCAATGTTCATCAGTTTGCAGTACGTGGCTACATTGATCTTGTTCACGAGATTGACGAAGACACTATTGAGATTGTTGATTGGAAGACAGGGGCGAGAAAAAACTTCCACACACAAGAATCAATTGATGAGATGGTACTAATCCAAGAAGTTCAGCCAAGACTCTATCACCTTGCTGCATATTTCCTGTATCCCAAATACAAGAATATATTGATTACTTTCTACTACACTAATGATGGTGGACCAGTGACAATAGCCTTATCTCACGACGATCTGACAGCAACGATTGCTTCCCTTCACAAGTTTATGACTACAGTTCGACATGACACACTAATGCGTCGTAATCGTTGGTGGACGTGTAAAATGTGCAGTTTTGAACGGAACGGAATGTGCTGTCGGGTATGGAGTGACCTACATACATTGGGTTCAGAATATGTTGAAAAACGTTATTACAAGCTTACTTGTGAAAAACAATTGGCGATAGGAAAACCTAATGAATAACAAAAGTACAAAAACGTATGTGCCCCTCCATTGCCATAGTTTTTACTCATTATTGGATGGATTGGCATCCCCAAAACAACTAGTGGAAAGATGTGTCGAGTTGGGCCTACCGGGATGTAGTTTAACAGATCATGGTAACATAGCTGGTATGAAGACTTTCTATGACGAAGCCAAGAGACAAAAGATTCAACCGATCATTGGTGTGGAGATGTATATTTGCGAACAAGACCCTACTATTAAGAATAATAACAATAATAAAAGATATCACCTTATAGTTTTGGCTAAGAATGACCAGGGTATCAAAGATTTGATGGCTCTTATAAGTGAGTCAAATAAGCCAGAACATTTTTACAGAAAACCACGAGTTGATATGGCTACACTTGCGCCGTTTGCAAAAAATGGCAATTTGATACTTTTGTCTGCGTGTATAGGTGGAGAGTTACCGTCTAATTTGTTCACAGATTTCAAAGAGACATGTCGTATTAGTAACCATGGAGGGAAAGCTAATCTGGATACAGTAAGAAAAAGCTTGAAACCAGACTGGAAAGAAGTTGGTAAGGCTATCATAGAGAAGTTTGTTAAAATAGCAGGAAAGGATAACTACAAACTTGAACTTCAAGATGAAGGGATGTCTGTTCAGACAATTGTGGTAGAGTGTCTAAGGGAACTAGGAAAGATAACTGGAGTGCCGACTGTAGCAACAATAGACGCCCATTACTCAAAGAAAGAAGATGCAGAAGATCAGAGGTTGCTCCTTTTTGCACAACTCCATACCACGAAAGAGGCTCAAGATTATAGAATTGCAAATGGTCAGGATGTCATGGATTTCTTCCAGTCAGATAACTACTATATTCCATCTTATAAAGAGATGAGGGAAAAATTTACCGAACAAGAACTTCAGACGACACTTGATATTGCCGCAGAGATACAGTATTCGTCACTTGGACATAATCCGTATCTACCAATATTCACCAATGATGAGTCAAAGAAATTGGGACTAGATTCTGATGCTTACTTGAAGCACCTCTGTATAGAAGGGGCCAAGCAGAAGTTGACACATCTAAACCAGACTCAAAAGAAGGTCTATTGGGAAAGACTCAAGCGAGAACTTATTGTCATTAACGAAGCTCGACTTTCTGACTACTTCCTTATTGTTTGGGACGCTTGCAAATTCGTTGACGAAAGAAAAGGACCACGAGGTAAGGGAC